AGATAATCTTAAACATAAAAAGGAAAGAAAAAAACTAAAAGATACTTTTCAAACTGTTTATGGATCAACGCATTTTTCTATAGTAAAAAATAAACCCAATACAGAAATAGAATATCTTGAAGACAATGATACTTTTCAAGATACCTACAATAATTATGAAGAAAATTATAATTATACGGGAATAGCACATTTAAAAATGTGGAGATATTATAGAGGTAAAAAATATTATTATTTAATATCTATGCAAGACATTAGCGAACAAGAAGAAAAAGATTTTAAAAAATGAAAAAAGATGAAATTAAATTACTGTGGAGGGGAAACAAAATACCCTGTGAAGATTGTAAAGTTGTATTTAAAAACAGATTTGGCAAAGAATATACAGTGGAAATATCCAGATTGGTTAGAGTATTTAATAATAATATTTGGCAACACACGAAAAGTGTAAAATGAACGATGAAACAAAACAACTAATAGAAGAACTTAAGGTCTATCGTGATGATATGGTTGCCAGGAACTACCCATTTCAAACCATTAGTGACATCATTACTAAATGGGAAGTGAAGAAAGATTTCTTAGAAGAAACTGAGAAAGAAGGGAGGAAACTCAATGACAGTTACCAAGAATCAGTCAGACAAGCAAAAAGCAGAAAAGAATAATTGGGGAGGAGCAAGAGAAGAGTGTCTGGTAATTAAAAAACACGCCGATAAGTGGTGTAAAGATAATGGCTATCCTGTTCGTAAACGAAAGAGAACAAGGTATCATACTGCTAATTTTATTTTACCGTGAACTGTTGGCATTGCAATACAGAATTAATATGGGGCGGAGACCATAATACTGAAGACAATGAAAACTATGATATTGTCAGTAATCTATCCTGTCCAAAATGTCATGCAGCGGTAGATGTCTGGCATCCATCTGAAAAATTAATGAAAGAGTACGAGGACTATGAAAAAACCTAAAATCTACGTGGCTATGCCATGTTTTGATTCGATGAGGGTTGAAACCTGTGTATCTTTACTAGATACATTTTCAACAATGGGTCGAGCTGGAATTGAATGTAGATTCAAATCAGTTAAATCGTCTCTTGTAACACATGGTAGGAATTTGTTAACTACGGGATTTCTAGATTCTGAATGTGATTATATGTTGTTCGTTGATGCTGATGTAGAGTTTCCAGCTGAAGCTGTGGCTCGAATGTTGGTGCCAAAAAAGGACGTAATTATAACTCCTTACAGGTTAAAAGAAACCCCTAATGTTGAGAAATATCCTATTAAGTTTAAGGATTCTAATGATATTAAGATATTACCCTGGGGGCTGGTCGAGTTACAGTCTGGTCCTGCTGGATTAATGTTAATTAAAAGAGATGTGTTTATAACGTTGATGAAGGAGAGACCTGAATTGAAGATAAACTTTGATAAGGCAACGAGGGCCAAGATGAATAAAGAGATAGGCTCCACTAATGATGCCATAGATAAATATATGTACAACTTCTGGGATACGACTTTTAGGTTAGATACTGGTGAGTGGAAGGGTGAGGACATGGCGTTCTGCGAACTATGCACCGAGGCTGGTATACCAATATACGCGAACATTGAATCATGGACCACGCATCACGGATCATGGGGCTTCAATGGCAAGTTTGGTGATACTCTGATCAGGTCTGTTTCCCCTGACAATTATGTCAAGAATAAGGCAGAATAGTGTTCAAAATAAAGCAAATGACAGGTTCTGTATATGTATGGTAAAAAAAATAAAAATAAAAATAAAAACTACTCTAGAAAAAGTGTCTTTTGTGTCATTTTGATTATAAGTGTTGGTATACAACAATAATGATTGCCAAATTGTTAAAATAAAAAGTGTCATGTGACAGATTATATTGTCACTTAAGGCATAATCTCAGATTGCCCGCGCGCGAAGCGATTCATTTTCATAGAAAAACTGATTTTTTTACCATACATATACAGAAAATTTAAGAGGTTAAAAAAATAAGATAATGACAGAGCAGGAGTTTTGGGATAGGTTTAACAGGAAACACAATCCAGGGTACTACTATGCCAAAAAGAAAACCAAAGAAGAGAAAACCGAGAGCGAAGAGAAAAGTCGTGGAGCCTACTCAACCGAGCGATATACCTTTTCAAAAAGTACGTGTGGAGTGGATTGACATCCTGAGTGATAGCGGTTGGGCCGATGACAAGCAGTTTAATAAAATGCAGTTAGCCTTTCCTGTAAATGAGGGCTGGTTGTACTCTAAAGATAAAGATTCAATTAAACTATTTGCTTCTTACGATAAAGATCCATTGACTAAAGAAATTACTTTTGGGGATCGGACGATGATTCCTTTGGCTTGTGTAAAGAAGCTGACGAAGGTTCATTAACCTCTAATGACTCACCCTCAATTTGTTTCGCATTTAGAATTGGTGCGTAGTCGTCTAGTATTTTTTTCATTTTTTCTTCCAACTGCTCTTCTGTTAGTTCCTCTAGTTTTCCAGTTTTTATTATTTTCCTGTCTATATATAGTCCTGCAGCCATACCTCTATTCTTTTCAGCGTTGGTGGCAGCGGAGAAGGCGCCTTTCTTTAAAGCGGCCTCTCTAATCATACCTAGTTCTGCGACATGTTTGTCATAGGTAACTTCAAACTTCTTAAGTTTTTCTTCTCTTAACGCTCCAATATATTGTACTACTAGTGGAGACAACCTGGGGTTTTGTAGCTCTGAAGCTTCAACTTTAGCTCTTTTAGAACTATAACCAGCAGCTATCGCTGCATCTGAGCCTGTGGTCCTACCTTCATTGTATACCAGGTATTCAGCAAACCTCTTCTGCATTTCTGTCAATCTTTTTGCAACTCCCATGTTGACAATTTAAGGTAACTGTCCTATATTGTCAATATGAAAGATGATCGAGGAGAGTTGGATTTAACCAAGCAGATAGAAGAAAAAGATGCGCTCATACAAGAATTACGTATGCGTATTAGAGATATGTTATTAATAAGTGAACAACATAGAAGTATATTGGGAGCTGAAATAACTGACAGAAAAAGATTGGAGAAAAAAGTTAGTGACTTAAAAGTACAAATGTCAGAGTATTTAAACGTGCGTACTAAAGGAGCTGGAAGTGTTAGTTAAAGACTTACAACAATTTTTGGGAACATTCACAGACCGACTTAAGGGTAATGCAATTAGTCATGCTAGAATATTTGTTGAGAAGGATGGTTTCCTTGAAGAGATTAAAAGAATGGAAGTGCAGGAGCATGCTATTATTGGGCAACCAGGTTTGAGGTTAGTTATGAAGACTCAGAAAGAAAAGAAAATACACATGGACGATAAATTAATTAAACCGTATTAGAAATGAGGAAAATGGAAATAACAGATGAACAAAGAAAGCAACTTTTGGAATATTTATCTAAAAGACCTTACGCTGAAGTGTTTACTTTAATTGCTATGTTAGTGTCTCTGAAGCCTAAACCTAATGGCAAAGAGAGAGACAAGGTTACCCCTAAAAACTAGTGGGTCCAGAGCAGAAATTATACAAAAAACTTAAAGCTAAAACACCAAAAATTATTTGGAATAGGATTGAAAACCTTAGCATTCCTGGTATGCCTGATCTATTGGGCTACAATACTTTTGGCACATTTTTCACAGTTGAACTGAAAGTAACCAAGGGTAGAAAAATTCGATTTTCACCACATCAAATTTCGTTCCACGTGACACATCCCAACAACACATTTATCTTAGCCGAGGCCCTCGGTCCGTGTGCCGGGAATCGTTTTCACTTGTACCGTGGTTCATGCATCATGGATCTGGTGCCGGCCGGCTTGGAGCTTGAAGCTTGTTGCTTGGGGCTTGATGCTTGTAACTTATTATTCGAGAAGCTTGGAGCTTAAGGCTTGCCCATGAGTCTGAATGCAAACTTAGCATAAGACCTTGCTCTAAGTTCACCGTCGCTTGAAGCTTGGACCTTGGCGCTCGGCCGTTCCGGCCGGGATTCTTGTTGCTTGGAGCTTGTTGCTTGAAGCTTGTCGCTTGCAGCTTGGAGCTTTCTTCTCTCAGCTCTCAACTCTGCGTAATGTTTTGGGTGCCTGAATGTAAATGTCATTAGTGTTTGCTGTAACTAACATTAGCAAATGATTTTGTCCAACACTTCCGACAATTTCTACACTTGCCTCCTTGCTTAGGGGCTGGGCAGCTGGCATTCTTCGTCACGACCGATGATGTGTGAGTCCAGGCTGTGGGGGCCGGCCCGTCAATCTTGGATCCTGATAAACGAATAACTAAATTGCTTGGAACTTCTTCAGGATCTGGCAGGTATGACCGCTCTTGTGTTGGCAGCCAGTGCATGGTGTCAGGTGTTAACCTGCAGACTGTTAAAATTTTTTGCATGTGATCATGAGACTGGACGTCGCCCGCGTCATGCCATCTAAACCAGCGTTGCCTCTTCACTTGTGCAACCATGGCCGTGACCCAGGAATCATGAACCAGGCTAGCCAGTCTAAAGTACTGAGCTTTTTTAATTGCTGGGTATCTTGTGTAGTTTCCTTTGAGTGCATAGCAGCCGAAGCACGGTGTGCCTTCAACCTTACGTAGCTTAGAGCCTGTTTGACACTCCCATGCTGGGAGGCTGTAGCTCAGGCCAGGCATTTTTTTTGTACGGGTCATTGAGCCCGTTATTTTTTTTGCTTCTTTTACTTTCATACTTTCTAATTTCATTATACTATTTAATTGTGGCAGCATTAAGGCCGGCCGGGAAGCTTGGTGCTTGAAGCTTGCCGCTTGCGGCTTGAAGCTTGGTGCTTGAAGCTTGTTGCTTTTTTTTATTTTTAAGCCGGAACCGCGTGGCCGCGGCTCCGGTATTCCAATGTTTAACGGTCATCTTTTTGTTCTATTAAATACTCGTCTTCAACGCCGTCCAGGCCATCAGCTATCCAGCTGTGATCACCGTCATATTCATAGAATTTCTGATTGCCTTTACTGTCCTCCTTATACAATACTATTTTCCAAATTTTAGTTGGAATTTCATTCCATTTTTTAGACATCAGTTTGCTTTCTTTTTGGCTGTGCCACCCTGCGTTGCTATGTTGTCAGCTCCAAAGTTTTTAGTTAACATTTTTCCAAGTTGGCTGATCATCTTCACTTCAGCGTGTGGTTCGTGTTTGTCTTTGTATTTGATATATTCCTTGTTCATGGTCACTGGCTCAAACTTGGTATAATAACAAAAACGACCGCTGTCGTAACCGTCTTTAGTTTTATATGATTTTTGAGTTGATACATGCCAACGATTATCTTTGAAGATATAAATATATTCTATAAATATATCTCCTTTCATATAGTCCATGAATATCCACTCATCACGATAGGTTTTAGCCGCCTCTTCTTTTCTGTCCCAGTCACGACCATAAAAACTACACTCGTCTATGGTATCACCTAAATAACTGGCGTCGCCATGTTCAAATAATAGTTCTGCAAGTTCGCGTTTGTTATAATTGTCAACTAGACATTTACCAACGCCATAAGGATAACCATCACTATGGACATAGATAACTTTCACCCTCTTAGTCTTTGGGTCTTCTATTGCTATATTACTTCTTGTACTCATATTTGTTTTTCCTTTCTATTTTTATCCTATAACATCCTTCAGCCGTTGTCAAGCTTGGAGCTTGGAGCTTCCGGCCGGATCTATTTAGAATGATTTTTAGAATCATTCTAAACTGTATTCATATTAACCCATACGAGTTTACTATAGAACTCGTATGAGCAAAACCTGGCGCGCACGTGTAGGCCGGCCGCATGGCGCTGATTTTTCTCATTATTCCTGATCCCAGATTGGTGACTAGCGCTATCCCTTCGCACCAGTAATTACTCTGGCTTCGGTTGTTCCTGTGCCACCAATCAGGGATCAGTTCTGGTTGCCTTTAAGTCAGTACACAACCAGAAGTTGTCCCGTTATTTTGAGTTTTTAATTCCGTAAATAACAAAAGGGAATATAATCCTATTTAATGCTTGACAATAGTTTTGTCAAGTGTTAATTTAAAAATAATTAACGAAAGGCAAAAATGCAAACAAATAAAAAAACAAATCCGGCCGGAGAAGCTTTTGATATGGCAAAATCAATTAACAATGTATCAAGAACCGGAATGTTATACGGTAAATTATTTGCAATTAAAGATGTGCAAATCTATTTACTTAAACAAGAAAAACTGATAAACGAAGAAATAGAAAGATGTGAAAATCTTGAAAAACTAAAAGAAAGGAAAAACAAATGAGTAAAATAAGAATGAATACTGAGTTCAGAAATAAAATTCTGAATAGGTATATTGAAAGTGCAGAAAACGAGAACACGCAAGAAAGAGAAAGCTATCTTGACGCAAGAGAAAAGGTTGATGAGTTATATCCACAAGCTTTTGAACTTGCAACAGATGTTGTCAAAAGGTCTTACCCAGAAGAAGATGTTCAAACTTGCAAAAGTTTAAAACAAAAGTATGGACAACCTTTAGATGTTGTTGCAAAAGATAAATGCTTTTATTTTTCTTATGCAAAAGATGAACTGAACGAAGATGAAGATGAAAGCGACAGAAATATATCTGAACATTTTGATTTTGGTTTATATGGTGAGTGTGATAGTTCTGATAGATATAATAATATGAGTGGTAAGCAATTTGCTTATGCTTATAAAAGAGAAGAACTCAAAGAGAAAGAGTGCAACCCAGATATATTTGCACAACAAAATGGCAAGGAAGATAATCCACATAAAACTAAACACATTGACGCAAACGACAAAGCTTTAGGATATTCTGGTTATAATCGTTATGCAGATGATAACCAAATTGGAATGACTAAACAATTTGATAGTCAATGGTATTTAGATATTATTGGTACTCAACATTGTCGTTCAAGAACTATTGCTTGTAATAAAGATGAGTTTTCTTTTTTCCAAATTTGGAAACAAGCTAAAGCAAATGTAATAGTCTGTCATCAAAAATGGATTGATAGCATTGAGAAACAAAAATCAGCTATGAAAACTGGTTTGAAAGCTTATAGATATTTAAGCGAGGGCGTTGAGTTGATGAAAGAACTAGACATTGAGATTGATGAGGCAGAACTTGTAAGATGTAATTCTACCGGCTTAACAATCTACAATCCACAAAATCTGGCTAGTATGATTAAAGGCATGAAAAATACTACTATGACTAGAGAACAAAAAATAGCGATTAGAAAGGAATATGAAAAACAAAATAAATTAAATTAAGCTATTGACATCTGGGACAATATCCATTATTGTCCCAGAATAACAGAAAGAAGAAATAACATGGAAAACAATAAAACATTTACAATCACATTTACAAAGCAAAATGGTGAAAGTACAACAAGACAGGCAAAATGGACGGACAAGTGTCGAGAGTTCAAAGCGTTGGCGGGGCATATGTGTTTAACTTTTTTAGATTTAGACGCAACTGAAAGATATGGAAAAGACCAATATAGAATGGCAACTAATATGATAACTCCATGGAGTATTAAATAATGCCTAATAAACATTTTTGCCAAGGGCCGGCGTGTCATACTAGAGAAACATCAGATAGGTTTCTAAAATCTAAAGGCATAATTCGTGGGAGATATGCGTATGCTAAAATAGATGAAACTAGATATTATCACGAGTCAGATAAATACTTTTGCTCTCAATCTTGCAAACTGCAATGGCTTAATGAAAACATGCAGAATATTGAACGAGGTATTCCTGTTCCATTTATTCGTGAGCGAAGAATAAGTGAGGGATATGAGAAAGCAACAGAAAAACATAGGTGGGGAAATTATTCAACAATACGAAAAATACCTGTTGACAATGATAATGATAATGATAGGATTATCCCATAACAGAAAGGTATATAAATGACAAAACCAAAAATAAACACAGAAGCATCAGAGTTTAAAATCATCGAGAATAAAAAAGATGAGCCACAATATAAGGAAGTATCTAAGTTCGTTGGTGGAATGGTTGAGTGTATACAATTCCCTAATGGAGATTTATTATTACTCAATGAAGAGGGCAAGTTAATGCAACTACCATTAAATCCAGAAGCGACAGCATTATGGAGAACTACATTTACAGCGGATAAATATATTACAGGAGTTAACGACTATGTTGTTGGTCCGGCTATCTTAATCAAAAAGAATGCGCTCAATACATGGGCAAACTAATAGTCTTCTGTTAGACTAGTCATCGTGGCGCGCTAACGCGCGCCACATCCCCACATAAATCAATAGAGGTACCAAACTCAATCCGAAAATTTCCGGCCGGCCGGGCCCCCATTCCCCCTTTTTTAAAAAAGGGGTCCCACTACTTCAGGTTGTATTGCTTGATTTGGAGAGCCGTTGACAAAAATTTCATTTTATCCTATAAAGTAGGGTAAAACATGAAAGAAAATAATATTTATACAAGAGTTAAAATTTTAGAAGATGGGACTCCAGTTAGATTAGAGAATAAATTTAAAAAAAGTAGTTACATTAAAAAAAATAAAATAAAAAAATATATTTCAAAAATTAATGGTAAATATGTTTATCCATACAAATATATACCTGTAAAAAAAGGACCTTATTTTTCTTCAGGTAAGAAGAAAAAAATGTATATAGAAAATGGAAAATATATTTATATAAATCCTTTTAAACCTTTAGAGTTTTTTGGTCCGCCTCTTCCTCCCGCTTTGTTGTCCTTCTCGGAACCTAAATTATTACCTCCTCCCGTGCTTCATGGTCAAAGAGGACCCATACCTTATGGTTATTATTACAGAAATGCTGAAACTGTTAAACAAAAACAAAAAGACAGAAGACTGGCTTTTAATAAAACACTCCCTCCTCTTAATCTTACTTGTGCATATTGCAATAAACCTTTTATTTTACCGGGAATGAAAGAGAATGGGCACAAACAACAGCCAGTTAAACATTGTAGTTATCTTTGTCATAAGAGAGAAGAGCGATTTAGAAAATTATGGATTCCTAAATGGTTATATAATTTTTATTTAGATAAAAAGTTATGGCGTTTTGTTGTTGGATTTAAAGTATCTAAATACAGTATCTTTTCACCGAAAAAAAAATTTAAAGTGTTTGGCACCAAAAGATACTATAGTCTTAAAGGCTTTTTTATACTGTATCATCCAAGATCTTTTTTAAGAAAGAGGTATAAATGGATAGGTAAATTGATAAAAAAGTTTCAAGAAAAGAAACGTTTAAAGTGGATAAAAAAATATACAAAAACCCCTAGATTCAAATCAACGCAACGAAGTTGGATGAAGAGACAACCTAAAGATTCAAATTTTAAAATAGCTAATGCTCTAAGAGCTTCTATAGTGGGAGCCCTTAAAAGACAGGGAGTAAGAAAACACCGTAAGACAGAAGAGCTTCTTGGCACTAATAAAGTAACTGCAAGAAAACACATAGAATCTCTATTTAAACCTGGAATGACATGGAAAAATCATGGACAATGGCACATTGATCATAAAATTCCTTGCGCTTCTTTTTATCTTAAATGCCCTGTTCAACAATTAGCCTGTTGTTATTACAAAAATTTGCAACCTCTTTGGGCGATTGATAATATAAAAAAAGGTGCTAAATTAGATTACAATGAATTTAAATAATGTTGATATTAGTAAACTTCCAGCCGACATCAGAAAGCAATTTAGACAGCTTCAAGTTTTACACGCTGAAAAAAAGATACAAAACAGGGCAAAAGATGATTTTTTAAGCTTTGTTAAATGCGTTTGGCCAGAGTTCATTGAAGGAGCGCACCATAGACACATAGCTAAGAAATTTAATGACCTTGCAGAAGGCAAGATCACACGTTTAATCGTGAACATGCCACCCAGGCATACAAAATCAGAATTTGCGTCCTATCTTTTGCCCGCCTGGATGGTGGGCCGTAATCCAAAACTCAAAATCATTCAAGCGACGCACACTGGTGAATTAGCCATTCGTTTTGGTCGTAAAGCCAAGCACTTAATTGATTCTTCTGAGTACCATAAAATTTTTATAACTTCTTTAAGAGAAGATTCACAAGCCGCGGGCCGTTGGGAGACAGCTCAGGGTGGAGAATACTTTGCAGCTGGTGTTGGTGGAGCAATAACAGGTCGTGGTGCTGATTTATTAATCATTGACGATCCACACTCGGAGCAAGATGCATTATCACCTACAGCAATGGAGAATGCTTACGAATGGTATACATCAGGACCTCGTCAAAGACTTCAACCTGGTGGAAGAATAGTCTGTGTCATGACGAGATGGTCAAAAAAAGATTTAACGGGCATGTTATTGTCAAAACAGAAAGAAGCTAAAGCAGATCAATGGGAAGTGGTCGAATTTCCAGCGCTCATGGACCACGGAGCAGAAGTAGAACCCGTTTGGCCTGAATATTGGAATTTAGAAGAGTTAGAGAAGGTAAAAGCGACATTACCAGTTGGAAAATGGAATGCACAGTGGATGCAGAACCCAACTTCAGAAGAAGGAGCAATAATTAAACGTGAATGGTGGCGTAAATGGAATAAAGATACAATTCCTCCTCTACAACATGTAATTCAGAGTTATGACACCGCTTATATGAAAAAAGAGACTGCAGACTTTAGTGCAATCACTACTTGGGGTATATTTTTCCCCGATCAGGACTCAGGGGCCAATTTAATACTTTTAGATGCTGTAAAAGGCAGATATGAGTTTCCTGAACTAAGAAGGAAGGCGCTAGAGCAATATAAATACTGGAATCCAGAAACAGTTATTGTTGAAGCAAAAGCATCAGGGCTGCCTTTGACCTATGAGCTTCGTCAAATGGATATACCAGTTATTAACTTTACGCCAAGCAAAGGAAATGATAAACATGTCAGAGTAAATACATGTGCACCTCTTTTTGAGTCTGGAATGATATGGGCGCCAGATCAGAATTTTGCAGAAGAGGTAATTGAAGAATGCGCAGCATTCCCACATGGTGATCATGACGACTTAGTCGATGCAACGACTATGGCTGTTATGCGCTTCAGGCAGGGCGGATTAATCAAGCACCCCGAAGACTATGTAGAAGAAAAACGAGCGCCTAGGAAAAGGGTCTATTATTAATGAAAAAATTTTTTCAGTTGCTGTTTGAAGCTTTTATAAAAAAAGAAGGCAGAAAACCCAACAATCTAGAAATGATATTGCTTAAACGAGAAGCAATGAAAAAATCTATTGATGAAAGAAAAATTTTAGACCTGAGAGGTGATGTTCTTGATCCTAATAAACCTATACTGGGTGGTACACAATCTGGAACTAAATTAGACAAAGAGTTTGCAGCTGGAATTATTAGAGCCACAAAACAAAAACCTACTGTAGTAAAAACAGAGGCACAAATAAAAAAAGAATTAGACAAACAAAACAAAGAATCAATAAAACGTTTTAAAGATAAAATGAAAGACCCAGAAGACTTGGCAGGCGGCGGTATCGCAGGCATGTTAGGTGAACCAACATACATGGATGAGAATCATAGAGTGCCTTTTAAAAATGCTAAATCAGTTGAAGGACCTTCTATGGGTCCACAGAATTTTTATGACATAGGTTTTGATTCAATTTTAGAAGATGTTATGAAAGGCGGCCCTAAAAGAGAATATACTGAAAAAGATTTAAAAAATATTTGGAATATTCTTCAAGGAGATCAAGATATGGATATTGAAGATTTAATGTTTAGATTTGGTAGAATGAATCCAGATAAAAAATCTAATTTATTTTTTGAACTAGGTAAAGATAAAGCAGGGATTGGTTGGAAAAAACAATTTAATGAAGGTGGAAGAGTGCCATTAAAAAAAGGTAAAACACCTAAATATAAAAAAGATCCAATTGATTGGTGGGACCTTATAGGTGATGAACTAGATCCTGACGAATGGGAAGCTATAAAAAAATCAGTAGGAGCTTATCAAGCAGGAGGCCGTGTTCCGTTTAAAAAGGGCAAGTTAGCATTTTTAGAAGGCATTGGAAAAATAATGGATGAGTTTTTTCCAGGAACCACGAAACTTGGAAAGAGATCCAAGCCATTTCCAAAAAAAGTAAAAGATAAAATGGATTTAAGAAAAGCACTTGCTGAGTTTCAGGCAAGAGAGAAAAGCAAAAAACTTATTGATGAGGATATAAAAATTAGAGCAAAGGAACTGGATTTAGATGAGGGATACTTGAGGAGTACACATAAAACCCATATTGAAGATAAAGCAGGTGTTGGTAGCTTGGAAGATTTTACTGCTGATTTTAACAAAGAATTAGGATTAAATGTTTCAAAAGAGGTTTTAAGACATCCATGGAGAATGAAAAGATCTTATCCATTCAGTACCCCCATAGTTGATAAAAAAGGAAAATATATAGGTGATGAAGCTACACAAAAAATGTACCCTAAGTCTAAAAAATTTATAGTAAAAGATTCTGATACATTAACTAAGGAAATTGAAGGTAAACTTCCTTCGGGTGAAAGAGCGGGTATTGATGTTCCTCATATGCCAGCAGGTTTTAAATTAAGTAGAGAAAAATTAGAACAAAATTTTCCAGAGCTAGGTTTAGATGAAATTGATGAAATAATGAATCTAGATAAAGAAATGCAAGGTAGAGTTATTACAATGCTAAAAAACAGAAGACTAGATCCAGATTTATATGATGAGTTATTATTAAAACATGGTGATACTTTAGAATTTCAAGGTGAATTTGATAAAGCTATTAGAAGAAGAAAAAATGCACAAGGTGGCATTATTGACAGAGTTCCGTACTGGGCAGGTGGATCATGGAATATGATCAAGGAAGCAATTAAACATAATAAAATATTCGGACTTGGAGGCCCTCCTTATAAGCCTGGAGCAACTTCCTTTGATATTAAAAAACTTACCAAAGATAGATTTGGAAGTGAATTAAGTTTACAAGATCTAAAAGATACCGCTATAAAAGACAAAAGTTTTTCTAAATTTTTAACAGGATTTAAAGAATATAAAGCAGGTGTTATTAGACAGCAGTTATTAAACTCTAAACAAGAGGCACAGCTTCGTCTTAAACTTGCTAAGGAGATGCTGGAAGGAGGAGGCCCAAAAGAAGTTGATCAAGCTATGAAAACTAAAATAGGTAATCAAATGGTTAGAGAGTCTAAACAACGATTAGAAGATCTTAATAAAGCTTTAGAAGATATTGATATCTATAAAGCAATGAAAGAAAAAACAGGAGTGTCGTCTCATGCATCAGGCGGCGTTGCAGGAATGTTAGGCGAATGAGAAGTATATTAGATTACATAAAAGTATTTAAGAATATAGAGACGTACAAAAAACCAAGGTCCACGATTCAGGAACCACGGAACATGGAACTTGCAAAAGCAAGCGACATTCCCGACGCTTTCGATCCAGATTTAGAACAATCAGAATTTTTAAGACCAGGAGAAACATTAGAAGACTGGAAACCTAATCCGTTTTTAAAACCACATGCTGAAGGTGGACGGATCGGGTATGATGATGGTCAGTTAGTACAAAACACGGCTGATGGATCGAGACCAGGGTATGGAGGACCTGGAGGAGGAAAACCTGGTAGATCATTTAAAATTATAGATAAAGAATTATTAGAAACGATTGTAAATGAAGCAAACCTTAGTGATAAATGGCATTCTGAGGAAGATATAGCGAAATTATATGCAGAAGCAACAGGAGATACAAACGTTACTAAAAGAAAAGTAAAAGATAAAACCGTAACTTATAAAAAATTAGATAGTCCTACGATAAAAAACGCTGGAGGACTTATTTCTAAAGAACAAAAAATTCAAAACGTTTTTAATGACCTTTTAGCTATGGATGGTCCTGTTCCTGAAGTCGATTTAATAAAATATAAAGACAGAAATATATCCAATTATAAAAAATATATTATGTCTAAAACTGGACTGGGAACAACTTTTGTTGATCAAACTGTTAATAAATTACCTACTTTTAAAAAACATAAAAAAGCATTTAAGTATTTATGGACAAGTGGTTTAGCAAAAACAGATTTAGCTAATATGTCTTTAACTGAGCAATTAAATTGGGCAATAGATGCTGGGAAAGGAAAACCTGTTTTTACAGGAGTCAGCAAGTTAAATATAGAAGATCCAACCTTTACTCTTATGAGAATTGCTAAAGAAAATTGGAATAAAAATAAGGGCGCTGGAAATATACAATTTTATGATAAAAACGGAAAGATAACATGGAAACATGGATTAAAAATGAATATTAACAATGTTTCTTTTTCTAAAGATAAATCTAAAAAAAGATTTACTTTAGGTGATAAAAAAGGAGCTATAAATGTTCGTCTTGAAGGTGAGAAGTATTTTCCAGAAGTTTTTGAGAATCAACGATACATTAACGAATTAAAATCAACTTGGGTTGATAATCCTTTTAAACCTGGAAAACAAATAGAGTTTGGTAAATTAATGAGAAAAGTTTATATGCAAGGACATGGTTGGAAACCTCACGCTCCTTTGTTTTCTATTTTTCATGGACCTGAAGGTATTACTAAAGAACCTTTTAAAAACTTAAGTTTTGGAATGCAGGATTTAAATCGTGCTTTATATCATATGGACAATATTCCTCTTAAAGGTCTTAAACAAAAAGTTATTGATCAAGCTCTTGTAGGGTTAAAAGGAAAGAAAGGAGAAAAACTTCTTGAAGCAATAGTTGCAAAACATTCCGAGCATGCATCACAAGTAGCTGCAGGAAAAAAATTTGATAGACCATTAAGGATTCAAGTTTTGGAGGAGGTGGCAAAAACTGGAGATTTAGGGCCTAAAGAAACTAAAGTTGTAGCAAATATCCTAGCCGGCTGGTGCAGTAGTGGTGCACAAAGAGTTGGCAAAGATGAAGGCGGAAGAATCGGTTTTGGAGGTTGTCCTGATGGTGAAAAAATAACCAATATGAAAAATGCAGCGGCTAAATTAAAGCAGCATGATAGATATTTACGAGGACTTTCTGATACAACTCCTTTTGCAGATAACGCAGCAGCTAAAGCGTTAGCTTCAAAGATGGCTAAGTCGGGAGGATTATTAAGAAGAGCAGGTAGACTTGCTATAGGTCCAATGACTCTTTGGGGTGAACCACTTTTTGAAGGGGCGTTTGTAGCTCATGATATATTAGGAACTGGAACTCCTTGGAAAGAAGCAGTTGCAAAATCTTTATGGGCAAAACCTGCTATTGCAATGGGTTTACTTAAACCTGCAGATCAACAATACGATGAAGCTTTATGGCAAGTTCGAGACGAAGAAGGAAGAGCTTTACTTAAGAAAGATCAAACAATGGCAGCCCCTGGTGCGCCAATGGAATTAAGAACTAGAACTGGAGTTAAAAGATTCATAGATAATAATAAAAAATTAGATGAGTTGAATAGACTTTTTGCTATTAAGCAAGGAGTTAGAGGAGCTGGAAGATTGAGTCCTGATAAAGTTGCTAGAAATAAAGCAACTGCAGATAAAAACTATAAAGATTATTTAGAATCTTTAGGCGGAGCTGAAGGAGTAAGGGATATTAAAATTCAAATAGAAAATGATAGAGAATCATATGATGATAGAGTTGCTGCTTTAGAAATTGAAAGAAAAGGACTTACTGAAAAAGATATATTTTCACCTAGCGCGCAACGAGCTGCTGACATAAAGCAAAAGCAAGCAGAAGAAGATATTATGTATCAAAAATATGGAAAGACAAGAGTTAAAAGTGCAGGAATAAAAGGAACTCCTGGTGAGTTTAAGAAGCAATGGATAATAGATCCAAAATTAAAAGATTCATTTTTCCCTGAAGAGGTGTTAGATCCTAATTTTATGAGAACGGTATTAGATTTACCAACAGAAGAAAGCTGGAGTCCTAATTATCCAAAAACATATCGTGATTTTTATCCTACACCTTCATCAAGATATGGATGGTCTCAAATGGGACCTATAGCACAAGCTGGTGGTATTTCTAAACTAGCAGGCGGCGGTATGGTAGGAATACGTAAACCTCATGCAATAGCACCAACTGGAGGACCCATGCATCAAGGGTTGCGTTCACTATATATTGATGATATGGATTACTAGGAGTATAAATGGCAGATATAGATAAATCACTCCCGAATGTTCGACACGAAGTAAAAATACCTGGTGCACAACCACCAACCGATGTTGACATCACGGAAGCACAACAAAGACAACCTGTAGAAGTAACACCTGACGAAGAAGGTGGTGCTACAGTAAATTTCGAACCAAGTGCCGTGAACCAAGCTCAGTCAAACACGCACTTTGATAACCTAGCAGACATATTACCAGAAACAGTTTTAGATCCAGTTGGCATACAGCTTAGACAAAATTTCACAGACTATAAAATGTCTAGAAAAGATTGGGAACAATCTTATACAAATGGTTTAGATCTTTTAGGATTTAAATACGATAATCGTAATGAACCTTTTCAAGGAGCAAGTGGAGCTACACACCCCGTTCTAGCTGAAGCTGTTACACAGTTTCAAGCACTAGCTTATAAAGAATTATTACCAGCAGATGGACCTGTCAGAACTCAAGTTTTAGGCATATCCAATCCTGCTAAAGAAGCTCAAGGACAAAGAGTTAAAGATTTTATGAATTATCAACTTATGGATCAGATGAAAGAATATGAACCAGAGTTTGATCAAATGTTATTCCATCTGCCCTTAAGCGGCTCAACCTTTAAGAAAGTTTATTATGACGATCTTTTAGGCAGAGCCGTATCAAAATTTATACCTGCGGATGATCTAGTCGTTCCGTATACAGCTACCTCATTAGATGATGCGGAAGCGGTTGTTCATGTCGTAAAGATTTCAGAAAATGACTTACGTAAACAGCAGGTCAATGGCTTTTACACTGACATTGAGTTGACAAAACCAGTGTCAGATGTGAATGCAGATAAAGTTGTTGATAAGAAAAGAGAATTAGAAGGAACGTCTAAATCTACCAGAACAGAAAGCGTGTATACTCTTTTAGAGTGTCATGTTAATTTAGATTTAGAAGGTTTCGAAGATGTTGGCCAAAATGGAGAGCCAACTGGAATAAAATTACCTTACGTCGTTACAGTCGAAGAAGGTAGTCAAAAAGTTTTGTCGATAAGACGAAACTACGCGCCCAATGATCCACTAAGAAATAAAGTTCAATATTTTGTCCACTTCAAATTTCTGCCAGGACTAGGATTTTATGGCTTTGGACTCATTCATATGATTGGCGGTTTGAGCAGAACTGCAACTTCTGCTCTCCGTCAATTATTAGACGCAGGGACTTTATCAAATTTACCAGCAGGATTTAAACAGAGAGGTGTTAGAGTCAAAGATGACGCTGCACCGATACAACCTGGAGAATTCAAAGATGTTGACACACCAGGTGGTAATCTAAAAGATGCATTTGTATTTTTACCATACAAAGAACCTTCAGCTACATTATTGCAGTTGATGGGAATTGTAGTAACAGCAGGACAGAGATTCGCGTCCATTGCTGACATGCAGGTCGGGGACGGGAACCAAGGCGCAGCCGTTGGTACGACCGTAGCTCTTTTGGAACGTGGTTCAAGGGTAATGTCAGCAATCCATAAAAGACTATACGTAGCCCTAAAACAAGAATTTAAATTACTAGCAAAAGTATTTGCTCAGTACCTACCACCAGAATATCCTTACGATGTTGTTGGTGGACAAAGAAATATTAAAGTTCAAGATTTTGACGACAGAATAGATATACTACCTATTGCAGATCCAAATATATTTTCAATGTCACAAAGATTAACATTAGCTCAAACTGGTTTGCAGTTAGCAATGTCAAATCCTCAACTGCATAATTTGTATATGGCGTTTAGAAAAATGTATGAAGCATTAGGAATAAAAGATATTGACAGAATTTTACCTCCACCTCCACCCAATGCACCTAAAGATCCATCGTTAGAGCATATTGATGCTTTAGGTGGAAAACCTTTTCAAGCATTTCCTGGTCAGGACCACAGAGCACATGTTACAGCTCACTTAAATTTTATGTCAACTAACATGGTTAGAAATAATCCAATGGTTATGGCTTCTTTACAGAAAAATATTTTAGAACATATTAGTTTAATGGCACAGGAACAAGTGCAATTAGAATTCAATGAGCAAATTCAACAACTACAAGCTTTACAACAACAAGCTGCACAAAATCCACAAGCGCAACAACAAGTACAATCGATAACACAACAGATTGAAGCAAGAAAAGCAGTGTTGATTGCAGAAATGACTGAAGATTTCATGAAGGAAGAGAAGAAGATTACATCTCAGTTTGATCATGATCCATTACTTAAACTTAAATCAAGAGAAGTTGATTTAAGAGCAATGGAAAATGAACGTAAACAACAAGAGATGCAGAAGAAAACTGAAATTGATCAAGCTAAATTAGTTCAAAATAGAGATATTACGGATGACAAGCTTGAACAAGACGAAGAATTAGCAGAGTTAAGAGCTGATACTTCGCTAGAGAAGCAAGAAATGGCAAATGAGAATAGATTGACACTTGCAAGAATGAAGCCTAAAACAAATGGAAGTTCTAGATAAAATGATTTCTAAAATTAACAAAAATAATATAGAAGGAGGATATTATGGCTTGGAATTATAAAACAGGTGGGAAAGCATTCAAGATCCCTGAGCAAAAAAAGATAGTTGATCCTAGATCTGCGACTAGCAGAGTAGTGAAAAACTATATTGCTAAAGGTGACGAAAATTCTGTTCCAGCAAAACAGAAAAAACCGTATAAAGTTAAGTGGTTCTAATATGTGGTTTAGTGCTATAAAATTAGCTCTTAACGCTGGAAGTCACATTTATAAAAAGCGTCAAGAGACAAAAATGGCTATGGCTGATGCGCAGCATATGCATGCGTCTAAGATGGCCCGAGGTGAGGAAGCTTACCAGGGCAAACTTTTAGAAGCCCGTCAAAACGACTACAAGGACGAGGTCGTTTTAGCGATTCTCACACTGCCCATTTTGGTGCTCGCCTGGGGGGTCTGGTCGGACGATCCGGCGGCCATGGAGAAGATAAAAATGTTCTTTGAGCATTTCTCGGCACTTCCATCATGGTTCACAAATTTGTGGATTCTTGTATGTGCGTCAATTTTTGGTATAAAGGGAACACAAATATTTCGTAATGGAGGAAAAAAATAATGAGAAGATATTATAATAAAGGTGGTGGAGCAGATATGGGTAGAGATCCGTTGTTGAAGAAATTAGATAAGATGACTTCAAACATTCCTACGATATCTAAAAAAAAACTTACTGAAAAACAAATAGAGCTTCTTAAAAAGAAATTTAAATTTAAACCTACTGATCCAAAAAACAAACTTGAATCTGGTCCAATGAAGGGGACTCCATTGAAAGGAAAAAAATAATGTCGAGTAAATGGAACGCTGGGAAAAGAGTTTTTGAATTTCTTGTGCCGAAACCAAGTGTTGGTAAAAAATCTACAAGTAAGTTAAACATTTCAACAGGAAGAATGAAGGGCGCAGCAGCAAGATTAAAACAAACTTTCTACGAAGCAGCCAATCCAAAATTTAGAGGCAAAGATTTTACATTTGATAAAAGACCTACAAGAACTAAAACTATTGACGAAAAAAGATACGAAAAAGCACAAATAAAAAAAGACTAATGGTAAATCCAAGATATAGACCCTTTAATGGTAATTCTAGAAAGCCTATTAAAAAACAGGCAGAAGTAAAATTAAGTGAAACAAAACAAGATTTTTTATTTCCTGAAGAGGAAACATACATTGGGTCACATATTAAAAGTGATCTAGCAGGTGAACCCGTTTCAAATAAAAGCTATGAGGAATATTATAAAGATTTAATATGAATCTAGAAAATGTAATCTATACTCTTCAAAGAGGTTTAGATAGAAGAATACAACAATTAGCAATCTCGGTAACGTCTGGTGGGGTTGACAGTATGGAAACATACAAGTATATAATAGGACAAATAAATGCCCTAGAGGCAACTAAACAGGAAATCTCTAACCTGCTTAATGATAAGGAGCAAAATGAAGGAACAGTCGTCGACATCAACACAAAAAATTCATCTACCAAATAAAAATTTAGTTGGTCTAAAAAGATCAGAAGATCAAAAAAAAGTTACCAAAGAAAAAACAAAATTACCAAAACCCACTGGTTGGAGAATACTAGTTTTACCATTTAAAATGAATGAGAAAACTAAAGGTGGTGTTTTACTAGGACAAGAAACCTTAGACCGTCAACAAGTTGCATCACAATGCGGAAACGTAATTGCGATGGGAGACTCTTGTTATAAGGATAAAGAGAGATATCCTTCAGGTCCGTGGTGCAAGGTCGGTGATTGGGTGATCTTTGCTCGTTATGCAGGATCACGTATAGAAATTGAAGGGGGAGAGGTTCGTCTTTTAAATGAAGATGAAGTTTTAGCAACAGTACAAGATCCAACGGACATCTTGCACAAATTTTAACATAGGAAGGAACTATGCCAGAAGAAAATAAAATAAAGAAAGAAGATCCAAAAGTAGAGTTAGATACTTCAGGTCCTGAAGTAGATGTATCTTTACCAGAGGAAAAAAAGGAAGAAGTTGTAGAAACCAAGGAACAAGAAGCAGAAATAAAAGAAGTAGAAACCACGGAACAAGAAACAGAAACAAAAGATGATGATTCTAAACTAGAAGAATATAGTAAAGGCGTTCAATCACGTATTGCTAAACTTACTCGTAAGATGAGAGAAGCAGAACGTAGAGAGCAAGCTGCTACTGAATATGCTCAAGCTTTAGAATATCAAAGAAGACAAGATCAGTCTCAATTTAAAAAAATGGATACTGATTATTGGTCTAGATTTGAGAAAAATGTAAAAACAGGAATGGAGTCTGCTCAAAAAGAATTAGCAAGCGCCATTGAGTCTGGAGATGCATCAGCTCAAGTTGAAGCAAATAAAAGAATTGCTACATTAGCTTTTGAGAATGCTAAATTGGAGCAAAGACAAACACAACCTGTTGAAGAGGAGAAACCTGTTCAACAACTTTCAGACGGTGGAAGATTACCACAGCAAACACCACAAGAACTTCCTGAACCTGATCCTAAAGCGGAAATTTGGGCAAGTAAAAACACATGGTTTGGCAAAGACAGAGCTATGACTTTTACTGCCTTTGAAATTCACAAGGATCTTGTAAATGAGGGATTCGACCCTAAATCGGATGACTATTATTCTGAAGTAGATAAGAGAATAAAAGTTGACTTTAGTCATAAATTTGCTAAAGGTGGTTATATAGAGCATACGTCCAAGCCCGTACAGTCGGTGGCTTCAGCTCAGAGAAGCGTAAAACCTGGACGCCAAACTGTGAGACTCACTTCCTCACAAGTAGCAATAGCTAAAAAATTAGGAGTGCCACTCGAAGAATACGCAAAACAAATAAAACTCACGGAAGGAGCGTAACATGAAAAAAGAAGACAATAAGACCTCTCGTGCGAGTCAAACACGGTCAAACACTGAAAGACCAAAAGTGTGGACTCCTCCATCATCTCTAGATGCACCCCCTGCACCTGATGGATTCAGGCACAGATGGATACGGGCAGAGAGTTTAGGGTTTCAAGATTCTAAAAATATCTCTGGAAGATTAAGATCAGGTTATGAATTGGTGAGAGCCGATGAATATAAAGATCAAGATTATCCCATTATCCAAGATGGTAAATACAAGGGGATCATTGGGGTTGGCGGCCTATTGCTCGCTAGGGTACCTGAAGAAATCGCGAAGTCTCGATCTGAATATTTTGCTAAACAAGCAGAAGGTCAGGAAGAAGCGGTTGAACACGATTTAATGAAGGAAGAGCATAAGAGTATGCCGATCAATGTTGATAGGCAGACTCGTGTAACCTTCGGTGGTACAAAGAAGAGTTAATTTTTTAACTATTCCTACTCATCGATTTAAATTAACCCGTTTACATTTATGTAAACATTCAAGGAGTAAAACATGGCTAATAGAAACTCAGCCGGTTTTGGGTTTAGACCAAATGGAACGTTAGGTAATACACCTGCGACTCAAGGTCTTTCTCAGTACTGGATTGATTCTGCAGCAACAGTTGATCTTTTTAACGGTATGGCGATGAAATCGTCAGGCGGTTATATGATTACTGGTGAAAGTGCAACTACAGTTACGACTATAGGTGTTCTCTTCGGAATCTACTATACAGCAGCTTCTACTAATAAACCCACTTGGGCACATTGGTATGATGCAACAATTACTCCAGCAAACAGTGAAGACACACAAGCGTTTGTTAATGATTATCCTTTTCAGAAGTATACTATAGCTTCAGATGCAGCAGTAGCGTCAGACGTTCCTGCAGCTCACGTGCTAT